CTCAATGATCTTGTCGATCCCGAGGTAGCGCAGGTTCGGGCCGTACCACGTCTGGTAGTAGAACTCCAGGGTGTTGCGAATCATCTGGTTACCCGTGTAGGTCACCAGACCCTCGCCGTACTCGCGGCCCACATCGTCCAAGAAAGGAACGATGAAGAACCACGGCTGGCCACCGTTATCCACCGAACGGAGGAACCGCTCGGCAATGTTGATGGCCGGGTCACGCCCGATCTTCAGGGTGAACTCAGGCATCAGGGCTGCCTTCTGGATGATCGCCATCATCTGGCGATTGACCGTCCAGCGAACTCCAGCCCGAACCTCCTGCTCCTCCGCGTACAACGGCGGAAGAGTCAGGTTGCTCTTGCTGGTGCCCCAGTTGTGACGCAGGGTCTTCGGCTCAAGGCAGAGCCGATAGTCCTTGGTCATCTTGGAGTCACGGTTGATGAGCCACTTCTCATCACCAACCTGGATGATCTCCATGTGGCCTTCGTCCAGGAAGGGAGTCACGATGCCTCCCCAAACCTTGTTGACCGCCTCCGCAAAGGAAGGCTCGGTAGCGAGCGCCCCCGACCTGATCAACAGGTCGTTGACGAAGTTCGCCACCTTTGCGCGGGTCGGAAGACCCGCAAGCGAAACGGACATTGCACTCTCCTTGTGGTATTACCACGTTTGAGTATTTGCCCGGTATGGGCACCCCTCAATGTCATTAGGGGTTTGCTGCAACAGCGCAGCCCTTTGCCCCCTAGGTTTCCCTAGGGGGCTTAGGTAGAGCTGTTGTCACGCCAGCAAGTCGAGTTTTCCACCAGGTGTGACCTGGTAGATGCGCGGCTTGCCATACGTATCGTGGATTGCCTTCACGATACGACCAGGATAGATGTCCTTGGAAAACGTAATCGTGACGATACGACGAATGTAACAATCGTCGTACCTTTCACAAACCTTCAACGCTTCCTCCAAGGAGGAGAACTGCTCCCCCTCTTCGGAAGTTGGACCATGGGTGATGATGTACACCTCATCACGTCCAATCGAATCAGCCTTCATAGGCTTCTCCTTGTAATAGCCTGTGATCCGCACAGGTACGGTATGCTGCAACAGCGCAGCCGAAAGCTCCCTCCCAGGGACCGACCTGGGAGGGAGCGACGGTAGTTCTGTTTAGTCTCGCTGGTGGATCACAATTTCCACCCTGTCTGAGAATTGGACTGCCTCTGCGACAGTCCACCCTGTGTCGTCGTCCCGGAGTTCGAGCCTCTCGAACGAAGTTCCCCGCGCCGCCGCGAGGAATTCCGTCACAGCTTCCCATTGGGAAGCGACAGCAGGGAGCCTCCACTCAGCCTGGGGATCCTGCCCGAGGCCCCAGTTGACAATGCTAAAGTTTAGCATGTGCAACCTTTCTGCCACATTGTGGCAAACAACCTATGATCCGCATAGGTACGGTTGCTCCACATGGAGCGAAAGGAACGCACAGGGTTTCCCCTGTGCGTCCCGTGATCATCAGTCGCGGCGCTTGTATGCGCCGCCACGGACTGCCTCATCAGCCCAACGGCTGAAGAGGTTTGCGATCAGACACAGGACTCCGATAAAGAGTCCTCCTCCAACACAGATGAGCCAGTCCATAGCTATCTCCTAACTTCCTGTGATCCGCACAGGTACGGTTGTTAGCAACAGCTAACATCCCTGCCCCCTTGCCGTAGCAAAGGGGCAGAGTGTTGGTTGTTACCAGTCCTGAGAAGGTCAGGGCTGCGGAGCTCGGCGTGTATCGAATATACACGCCTCACACTCGCCAAAGCCAGTGTGAATCTTAGTCTTTTCCCCGCACGTTGGGCACTTGCCGTCCTCCCACTCGGGTTGAGCGGGAACGTCCTGAGGCTTTTCAACACAGCACATTGCATCTCTCCTTTTCTTCCTGTGAACCGCACAGGTACGGTTGTTAGTTGTCACTCGCCGCAGCTGAAATACACAGCCGAGCATATACACATAAGACCGAGCAGAGTGCAGGCGGCCTGCCACTCCACAGTTACAGCGCACATTCCAGCCACCGTCGCCATTGCCGCCGCCACCATCCAGAACACAAGCTTCATGACTTTCCAAAGACGAGACATACAGACCTCCTAAGTAGGGGGTTACGGGGGACATTGCAACTTACAAAATCCCATATATCCCCTCAGAAATTTCTGACCCCTAAGTCGATTTATCTCTGGTTGAATAATCCAGAAGGAGCTTGGATGGGTTTGAATGGACTCTGGTATTCCCTTCTAGGAGATTCCTTTGGTTGATAAGGAGTTATTGTTGATTGTGTTCTTTCAGGTGATTCCAGATTAAGTCCCATTCCCTTGGGTCTGTCGCCCAGCAGCAGCTTGTTCATTGAGATTCTCACCGGGAGTTCACCGAAGATTGGAACAAATCTTGTTGCTTGGTTTATCAGGGCATTGTAGAAATCGTGTGTTTCCTGTTCATTGAGGTTTCCTCCGGTAGTCATGAGGACATACATCATTGTGATTGGATCTTTGGAGATTGTCTCAATGGCTTGCATGGGAATCATGTCTCTTCCAAACTCATCGTATCCCTTTCCTAGGGATCTCTTGAAGTCCTGGTATTGGTTCTTTGATCTGATGTATTTCTGGGTATTGACATATCCTTCGATGGTTGTCATTGCGGCACCACCTATCATGTTTCCGGTTATGCCGAAGATTGGATTTCTGGATGCGATCAAAGACATTGTTTTCAGGGGATTCTTGGTAAACAGGAAGTCCTCGTGGAATGGAAGCAATGCCGTAATTGGCAGTGCCCCAAGGGCAACAAGAAGAAGGGAGTTGTACAGTATATCAAGGATTGTGGTTGCAATTAGGAATGTGGCAAAGGTTGATATATCCATCTTATTGGACATTCTCACTACCTTCTGGGCAAAGAACATGTTTGGGAATTGCCTGTAGAAGTTCATGAGATACCGGATGCCATCGTTGTGGGTTGCCATGTCCCAAGGATTGTTCTCTACGACCACGATGTTTCTGAAAGCTTTGGAAGCATTGTATATGGCAGCAACAGTCCTATATGCGGTGGTTTCGTCAAAGTTGTCCTTGACAAATGCGGGAGTAAATAAATGTGATTCAATCCATTTGTTTGCGGCAATGAGATCAAGGGTTCCATTCTTGATTTCCGAACTGGATACATTGTTCAGCAGGAAGTTGAATGTTTCGATTACCTTGGGTTCAAACATTCCCACAAGCTTGAGTTCGTACACCATGTGCGGGAGAATTCCACGGATGTTGTATCTGTTCATGGCTTGCTTGAGTTCATCTAGATTGGTAATTGTCTCGTTGTTGAACATGTCTCGGATCTTGAATAGATTTCCGTTGTTCATGTTTTCCACTAGGATCTGCTGAGCTTGGTTTGACAACGATGCCGATAGGCTTTCAAAGGCAGAGTTGTGTATTCTAGACATGACTGCCTTGAACCTATCCCATCCATTTGGTGAGTCAACCGAATAGTCTTGGGCAAAATGCCATAGATCTCTTGCGTTTCTTGTGCTGTGTTCGATTCCTCTCATGAGGTTTATTGCCAGTCCACGGGGATTGTATCTATGTATGTCTTCGCCAGAGATGACGTTTCTTGTGTTGTCGATCTTGGTTCCAAGGTTTCCAAACAGACCGCCGAATAAATCCCGTGCAAACTCAAGTCCATTTCCTCCGTATCGCATGGTTATGAAAACACCTAAGGTTCCTTCCATGATCAAGCTTGCGGTATTGAGGTTGGGTCCGTAGGCAAGTCTGGTGATGTCTGGGCCCCACTTAAGCAGCCAACTAACGTAGTAATCGTCTTCTTCACCAAAGGATCTGCTGCTGATGCCTTGCTCAATCTCCAACTTTTGTTCGATAACCTTCAGCAATTCTTCAAGTTCGGCACGAAGTCGATTGTCATTTGGGTTGGCTTGGATGGTTGATCTCATCAATGCAATGAGGTCGTAGATGTCGATTCCGGAAATGCCTGTGATGTCTTGGATTGCAATTCGACTTGTTGCTCTGAATCCCTTGGATCTTTCAATATCAACCAGCATCTGATCTGCCCTGTTGTTTAGGAATCTTGCGATCTTGGGGTTCTCCCGCAACTCATAGGTATTGACCAAGGCATTCTTTTCTAGATACGTTGGATGGTCTCCAATATCGGAAAGATACAATGCAGCCACGACTTGTTTCAGTGTCTTCTGGTTTGTTCCCTGCATCTGAATGGTAGATGCTCTTGTTATGTTGCTGACTCCAGCTGGAAGCTGTTCTCTGTTGTTTGGATTGAATATGATATCCGTTGAAACAGGATCTCTTGAGTTTATTACCAGTTCTACTTCTTGTTGGAACCTATCCCCCAGTTCTGATCTCATGTTTGGAATTGTTCGTCCAGCGTTTATCTTATTGATATTCTTGATTAGTTTTCCAATGTTTTTGGTTGAATCAACCATTCTGTATAGTTCATGGGTGGCATTGAACAAGACCGAATGATACCTTCCAGTTCCGTTGAATTCAAATTTAGGTGCGGTTAGAAGAACCTTTCTTATTTCAGATCTTACGGTAGCTTCGCTCTTCTTGGTTCTTTCTACTTCTCGTCTTACCGCAATCTCTACAATCAAATCAAAGGTTGCTGGATTTTCGTTCTTTACTCTATTTAGTTCCTCTAGGAAACTTAAATCAGCAATTCCTTTTTCGTTTTGACTGTAGTTTACCTGAATCCTGGGAGCAAGGCCGCTTACATAAAGAATGGATGAAGAGATTGCCTGACGATCCATGACATTCTTTACAATTTGATCGGCAACGGCATCAATGAGTTCCTGTCTGTTGGTTTCGTATTCTCTTCTCTTGTTTTCATCGTCAATTGTTTTTCTTGCTCCAAGCATGGATCTATTGAATCCAGTGGGAACACTGGAGAACATCTGAGCTCCATCTCCATAGATCAGATCTACCATATTTCTATTGTTAGCACCTATGGCAAAAGCAACTTCGTCTGCCTTTGCAATCTTTTCTGGACTGATGCCAACTGGTTTGGCGTGGATTCCTACGTTCTTATCAAAGGCATATTTCATCAGGATTTCAAACTCATCCTTGGTTGTTTTTGACTGTAGCTGTCCTGTTTCATAGACAAGTCGTTCGGCCCATTGCTGAGCATAGGCTCTATTTTCTCGGATGCTGCGTGAACCCGTATCCTTTAGGAATTGATGTTGATGGATGCTGAAACCCTCACCGATGATATGCATGAGGACTCTGGCAACTGGATGATCGCTTTGATATGTTTTTCTTGATTGAGTAAGCCCACCAGACATAACGCTAGCTGCAGAAGCAAAGAAAGATTCGGCTGCTCGCTCTCCAAACATTTTATTAGCGGCCTGTCGGCTTAGTCCACCTAGAGTTCCTGTGCTAATACTCTTGTTTCTAATTCTTTCCATTCCGGTTAAAAGAGCGGTAATTGCCATTTCTTCTCTTTCTTCTGGGTTTAGTTTGGAAATATCTACTTTTCCTGTGGCTGGTTCAAACCGAGGAGCTGGCTTTTCCTGAGAGAATCCTTGTTCAGCTTCTCTCTTTCTTCTAAGTTTGTAATACTTAGAAACATTCATTGTATTGAATGGAAGATTGGTATCTAGATTTTTCATTGCAAACTTATTTTGTAGCGACATTAGTGTTGTTTCTTCGCTAGCAGGAAGGAAACCCAAAGCTTCTTTCTTCTCGGTCAGTCTATTGAGTTCGTCCAGTTCTCCAGTAAGGCTGGATATGGGAGCCTCATAGTGAGCCAGGGCCATCAGTGTTTTGTTTTCGTTGTCAATGAATATCTCTCGTTCTGAGCTTGCGGTAAACCCAAACATGCTTTCCGTTATGTCAATGATGTCGTTGAATACAACCTCATCCAATTCGGCCAGTCCAAAGGAAATCTTCATGACTTCATACTTAATATGATTAAAGGCACGTTCCCATTCCTTGCTTGCTGCAAACGCATCTCGGCTCATGGATTGAATCTTTTTCATCACCTGAACATTGTCAAATGTTTCACTCATGAGCATCCAAGAACCCCACTGAGCAATGAACTCTTCTGGATTGTCTCTGTAGTATCTAAGGTCGTCTTCAAAACCAATATACTTTTTGTTGTTGTTCATAAGCAACAACATGCCTTCCATTGCATTACGTCCCCGTTGAGATCTGAATAAAGCTTCCAGTTTTCTCCACTCTGGACCGTTATCTCGTATAAAAGCAAGACGTGCAATGTGGGCTATTTCGTGGGCAAAGATGCGAACCTGATCAATCCTGCCCATGTTTTTCATTATATTGGTATTGATATTGATTATGAACCTATCTCCGTCCTTAACAGCAGTAGCCATCTTAGCACTACCCAAATCAGCTACGGAAATGCTAAGATACTTGGCTAGGTTTGGATTATGCTTGAGTAGTTTTGAAATCAGGAATCTATAGAACATTTCCGTCTGATCGTCAATTATTCCCTTTGTCTTGAGTTCGGTAAGTTGGTTGTTAATGTGCCTACCTTCGGGAAATGCGTTTTCAAATTCAGTAGAATCCGTTGCTATTCTAATTAAGTCATCGGAAGGAATATCTGCAAATGCTTCTGGTAGATTGAGTTTTTCGATGGATAGTAGGTGAACTTCCTTTAAAGCTTGGGCAGCAAGGGTATGCTCCTCGGAAGGAACTCCAACTTCACGTATAAATGAATTAATATCTTTATCAGTTAAAGGCTTGAGGCTTGATCCAATTCCACTAAGATTCATTTCAGTGTACTTGACAGCCAAAGCAAGATACTTATTCTTACCCTTGAATGGTGAGTGGTTAATTTTGTCAATTAACTTACTTACTGCTTCAGCCTTTATCATAAGGGTTTCAAACTGATCGTCTGTTAGAACTGTACCAAAGTTTTCACTTACAAGAATTCGTAATTCTGAATCTGTAATTTCTCTACTTAGGTTGTTTTTAATTGAAATGATAAAAGCTATTTGATGTCTATACTCTTCGTTTTCTTCAAGAGTCATTAATCTCTGCAGACTTTCAAATTCTCTTTGAAGGGCGGGATACTTCTTGGCTCGTTCCATAGCTACTCTAATGTCAAGCGTAAGAGCTGCCATAAAAGGAGTCATGTTTGTATAGTCGTCTGGAGTTAAGAAGTATTTTTCAGCATCATAGAGATCTAAAGTTAAACCAAGTTCATCCTTAAGTCGAGTTGTTCCTAATCTTTCCAAAGTACCTTCATGAAGAGAATCTAGTAGTTCTGTTTCTTCAGCAATTTCCTCTAGGTGTTGTTCCAGGAATTCGCCATACTTATCTCTTCTAAGTTGGTCTACTCTAGTGGGTCCACCTAAGGACTTAAACACAGCAACAGAAGTTTCTAGTCTATTAAAGAAATTGGAGTTTCTTGCTCCAGTTAATATTCTCTTAATAGCTTCTGGAGTAAGGAAGAACTTAACATCTGCTTCGCCTTGGACTGTTCTACTAACCGATGGGTCTCCTAGACCTTGGCGTGGGGTTACATAACCACCACCATAAATACTATGGAATTTTGAGTTTTGGAATCGAAGCATATTCTTTCCGGCTACAAACTCAATAGTGACATGCAACCCTAGATTCTGTGCTGCTGCAAAGATAAGGTCATCGTCGTTAAGTATTTTTTCCAATACAACCCGTTGAGCATCTACTGGTAGACTAGATACTAGTACATATCCTGTGTTTGGATCCGTTACTACTCCAGGAATTTTCATCTCCTCTACAAGTTTCTTTACTCGTTGCTTGACTAACAGATTTGCAAAGATTCCTTGTAGAATCAAGGCAACATCCCGTCCTTGGACAACATTGGGAAGAACGCTGGTATCTGCGCTTTTTAGGACGGAAGCTGGTATTCTGTCTTGTGAGGTGGTTAGTAATTCGGTAGGGGCCATACCAAACTCAAGAGTTCCAAGCTCTTCAATTCCTAAGTCGGCAAGGACTCCAAGAACATCAAGCCACATCATATTTGATCCATCTTCATATCTAAACTTACTAGGATCAATTGCTATTGCCTTGGAAAAGTCTAGTATGTTTCTTTCCGAGTTAGTAGCGTCTCGTTGAGCCTTAGTTAGTTTGAATACCTGTTGTACAAAGTGTCTATGCAGGAATCTCATTTCCCACTCAGACATAGCACCTTGGGACAACAATGATGAAAATTTCTTAAAAGATTGTCTGATCTTGTAAATTTGATATAGTCTAGCATATTCCTTAGCTTTTACAAGTTCCTCTAGTCCGTGCTGTACAGCAAACCGTTCTAATAAGAACTTCAGTTGATTTCTTCTTTGATTAAAGGTAGGTTCATAGCCAAACAGTTCTTGTAGGATTGTCGAATCCATCTCCGGGAAGTAGACACCAAGTTGATCTGCATCGTACATACTTCCTCTTGCGTTTTCCATATCCAGTGTTTTTTCAGGTGTCGTGCCTTCTTCTTGCAATCTTTGGAGATTTCTTTGCATAGAACCAACACCAGTTTCAAGTTTCTTTACTCCCTGATAGATGGAATATAGACCTGAAATTATTCTATCTTCAAATGGATTGTCGGCAAGTCGTGGTCTAAATGCAGCTAAACCCTTTGCATCCGAGGTTGTCATGATTGTTTCTGCGTTTTCAGAAACCGAAGCAGGAGCAATTACTCTTGTTCTAATTCTCTTAGACATTGGCGTAGAGTTGCTAGCAATTGCTTTTTCAATCATCTCGTCCGTTAGTTGAGGTCTTCCCTCATCAGCATAGGCTTTCTTAAGCTTTTCGACATCCTCTAGTCGTTGTGTTTTTTCCCACTCTGTTTCCCGTTCGGTACGATCTGCCCACTCACTAAAGAAGTTTTGTCTTGACTCCAGTGCTGTATTGTATCCAATCATTGTTGGAGGATAGTCAGTAGCTACGGTTAGTAGATGACTTCGCATTGTTTCTTTTCTAATCTTTTTTATTGCTTCACTTCTTGGAAGCTTGGCAAACTGATTTCCCACTAAAGACCAGGCGCTATTGGATACGGTTTCGTCCCAGTCTACCGTAGTTCCATCTTCCTTAAATACCAGTCTTGTAGCCTTGCTAAGTCGGCTTCCATGTAGGTTAGTTAGATAGTTGTTGATGTATTGAGCTCTACCAGAACCAGTTCCGATTCCAGCCATGGTGTATACAATATGGCCTGTATACATTAGATCGTCTGGGGCTACATATCTTCCCGTCATTACCGAAGCTTCTAGGATATCTCTATCCGAGGAGTTTAGTTTCAAACCTGAAGCTTGCATTTGATTAAGAGCAATCAGTGTCATTTGTGTCTTAAATGCGGCTTCGTCTCCAGCAAGAGCAATATGGAAATTACGTTCATCCTGGGATCCAATTTCAATCTTACCACCACGAGCATTTCTTACGATTGTTTCTGCTTTGGAAATTCTATCTTGCCATTTGTTTTCCAAGAATGCTACTCTCTTTGCAATCCAATCTTCAGCTGCCATAGGATCATTTAAATACTTTGGTGGCATTGTCAACTCAGCAATATACCGCAGTCTAAGTTTAATGCCAGCTCTAGCTGCGTCAATAGATACTATATTTCTAGATAAGTCGTCATTTTTACCAAGAGTTTCGATCCATCTTTTTCTTACATCTCTGGTTAGTTTGGTAGTACCTACGTCAAATAATTCCATTAGCTTGCTGATCTTATTAGAATCTAATCCAAGGATTTCATCAATAAGTCTTCCCTTTACAACAGCTCCTGTAGTTGTAAGTGTTTTTGCAATAAGTTGAAGATCTTCTTCCGTTAACTCTTCTGCAATTGGATCGGCATCTTCGATTTTTTCTTTCTTTTTTCTTAAACCCTCAAGTACAGCAGGATATCCACCGGTGTAAAGAATAGGAATAACTGCACCCTTGAAGAAATCTCTTGTCTTAGAAGAACTAGAAAGAACTCTTTGTATTTTTTCAATTTGCTTAACAGCGGGGCTATCTATACCCCCGGCCTTAATAGCATTCTCTCTAAGTATGTCTAATGCTCTTTCAAATTGTTCTGCTGTTTTGATGTAGTAGTCTGTCAGGTCTGATTTTCCAACATTACCAGTTTTGGTATTATCTAGAATTTGAAGAATACTTTCTTCCTGACTAAAGGAATTACCTGGAGAGTAACTCCAAAGTAACATGAGAATGTGGTGAAGACCGCTCATGTTATCATCCCAGTAAGTAGTTCTAGAGTAACCTCTCTTGGTAAAGACTTCTCTACCGTTTTCAAAGGACTTTAGAACCATTTTTTTCATTAGTTCTGGGTCTTCAGTAACTTCGGGATTATTCATTAGCCATGCAAGTTGTGGATGGATTCCACTTAGTAAGGCTGCTCCGGTAGGGCCACCAGAAGACATCTCAGGCATGTTCCAGAAAGTTTCTCCATTTAGGAATAATTTTTCTTCCGGGCCTGAGGTAATGGAGTCATGCACAAAGATTGCTGCAAGGGATGGTAAGTCAAGAGCTAACTCCAACGCCATTTCTTCTGTTTCTTGGATTGTTGGAATTCTAGTATAGATGTCTCTGTTGTTTACTTGGTATACGGTGGAATATCTTTGAATTCTACCTTGCTCAAGTCTGGCGAAATCTTGAGACTTAACATATTTCTTGTGTTCTTCTTCAAGTTCTGTTGTTAGTGTATTAAGGTTTTCCAGTATTTCCTTTTTAAGAGTCGCTGCTGTTTCTTTACCATCCTTGGTCTTGCGGTCTATGAGTGAATAATCAAGAACTTTTCTACTCACTGAATAGTCAATCATGCTGGAAAGTTCGGTTGATGTTGGACCAAAATACTTTACAAGTGTTTCGTCTAGGACATCTGAAGAAATGTTTCCTTTTCTAAATTCATTCTTTAGGTTATTAATAGCGCGGAAAGCATTTTTAAATTCCACAAATCTATCTGTTTGTCTCCACTGTTCAAATGCATTTAAATCATCGTCAGTAATGTCTCGGTTTAGAATATGGAAGTATCTTTCTCTAAGGGCAAAATCATCATAAGCCCTTTCCTGCTCATACATACTAAGTGGAGCAAAGAAAGATACGTTTTGTTTAGTTATGGGAAGGAATTCTCTCTTCTGAACTAGATTGCTTTCAGATGTAAATTCAATTTCTTTACCGGATTCTTTTGCAAGTTCTCGTCTCTTATCAATTTCTTCAATAGGTGTTTTTATACTTTGAGAAAGCTTTACTCCATCTTCAATGTGACCTAGTACGATCTGAGCAAACCCACGACCAAGCTGTAGTGCTGGAACGTAGTCGAAACTACCATCACCAAAGCTGGTAATCTTAAGATTTTTTCTATCATTAAACTTGTTAGCAGCATATTCAAATAAACTCTTGGCATATTGAAATAGTTCTTCGTTGGTGTTTGGTTCTCTAAAACCAATTTTGTTTGCAAATCTCTTTAAAGTTTTTTCCTTACTGCCTCTGTTATATTCTGAGAGGGTATCTAGGAATTCATTGATAACCGCATCCTCATACTCTCCAGAATTCTTAGTAAGCATTTGTGCTGGATTTCCCAAGCCGTCATCTTCAATAGCTAGAATAAATTCGTTGCCGTTTTGTTTTCTCATTTCTCGTAACACAGGAAGATAGGCTTCCTGGTTTAGTCTAGAAATCTCTAATAAAGTGTCAATTTGCTCATTGACATCCTTTTCTCTAGCGTTTACTGCTCTAAGGATGTTTTCAATTTCTTCTGGTTTATCAGTCCTAAGTATACTTAGAATAATATTTACCATGATATTTCTTACTTTACCAGCTTCGTAAAGAAGATTATTGTGCATTCCGTGTCCGTTTTCCACCCTATAGTTTCTAAAAGACTGGACATCAAAGATGGTCTGTGATCCATTGTATCTTGGGTTTCTTCCGGACTCAGGCTTACCTGTGTCATACCACATTGGAACAACATCGCTAATGAACATGCTTTGTGGTCTTCCTCGGTTTTCTACCTCTACTGTAGAACCCTTCTTGTGTACCATTTCCATTAAAATAGAACCTGTTTTTACAGAGTCCTCTAGAATATAAGCTTCAAAATCCTTTAAGTTTCCGTCTTTCCAAAGGGTATAAGCATTTTCACCAGACATTGTTTTGCCGGGTAAGCCAAATGCCTTAGCTAGGTTACTTAGGGAAGGCCCAAATCGGCGGCTAAAATTACCTGTAGGACTGTTTCTAAAGGATAGTAACATGGTATCCGTAAGTCTATAGGATATTGCAAGCCCTTGTTTGGTATTTTTAGAGACTGAAACAAGTTTTTGCATGTCAGAATCTTCACCTAGGAAGTTATGACCAACAACTTTAAACCCATTGTTCTGATATCTTTCCATTGTGTTTAAAAGATCTTGAGCATCTTCTTGGGTAAAGAAGTTTGTGTTTCCTGTTTTGGAATAAACAACTGTAGAGTGAACTGGTTTGCCTCCATGGAACTCGACAATAGATGCTGCAATGATGTTGTTTGTATTTGGCTCCCATTCAAGATCTACTGAAACAACCCTAGAGAAGTTATCTACATAGTGTACATCAGTAAACTCTGGCATTGCATGGATTTCCGCATCGGTATAGCCAAGGCTTCCTAAAACGCTTTGTAATGCCGCAAGTCTACCTTCTCTAGTTGTTTCTGACGAAGGTACATAGGGGTTGTCTAGCTCTAAATCGTCAGCGATAGCTGGATCAAACTTATGCAGTAGGCTTTGTGCATCGGTTCCTAGGATTCCAATTAACATACCTTCAGATAATACTCCATCGAAACTTGCAAGACTAGTTACATAGCTTAGTCTCTGTAACGCTGAATGAAGATCCTGTACAACCCGTACTCTATCGTCTATGTTTTTTGGATTATAGCGATAACCTAAAGTAGATACAAGACTTTCATCTCTTGTTCTTGCCGTGGGTAGCGGATCCATTGCATTAACTTCTTCTGGAAGCTTCTTATCCGAAGCAAGTAGTTGATTTCTAATGTTTGTTGCTTCTACAGTAGTGATGGAAGATTCGTATGTCTTGCTCTTCTTATAGTTTTCCCAGTATATAAAGATTTGCTCTGCTTCTTTTTTTGTTATGGAATCTTTTTTCTTTAGAATTGGGTGACTAGAAGAGTCTAGTTTAGGAGTACCATCGTCATTTAGTTCTTTTTCATAGAAGAAATGTTTGATTGCTCGGGAAGAAGTAATATCCTCACCAAATAAATTTTGAATATCACCCATTGTATATTGCTTATCATCTGGGTGCTTGTCTAAAATATTCCTTACTAAGGCAATATCATCTTTTGTTTTAGTTTGTCGTCTCTTCAGTTCTCGTAATGAAGTAATGTAGAAGTTTGGGTCTGTTCCTGATAGAGTTAGAACTACTCTGTTAAAGAAAGAATTTGGAGCATTATCCTGTAATCTTTGGATTTGAACCTTAACTGTCTTTAGTCTCTTTCTAAGTCTTTTATTTGCTTTTTCAAACTTATCACTAGTGATTTCAGACAGTTCTTTAATTAACTTTTGAATCTCTACTTCATTTTTAAATAGTAATTTATCCTTTTCTTCATCGGATAACGAAGCGTCAGCTCCTATTGCTTTTTGTTTATTTCGTAGATTTAGGATATCAAGTGACAGTTCTTTTCTTTTCTGAGCAATTGTTCTATCTCCAACTTCAAGGATAGATTGAATAGTAGCAAGCTCGGCTAATAGTTTTTCTATTTGTTTGTTTGTCTTTGCAATTCCATTCCAGTCAATCTTTAGCCTTGATGACAAGTCATTCATTGCCATCAGCTTATTCTTTAAATCCATTAGTTCAGCGGCTCGGCGTTTATTGTTGTTGCGGTTTGCTCTGTCAATTGACCTATCTAAAGAATCTAGCAACTCTACGGTTTCAGTTGGTTTAAGTGCATTAGCTTCTTCGATAACAGAAACAAGACGAGCATTGTCAATCTTACCAGACGCCCCAAACCCAATAGAGTTTCTTGCCTTGTTTGCTAGTTCGACAAGACGCTTAACTTCATCAACTGTTAACGCTTCAAATAAAGGTTTATTAGCATTTGCTGCTTTTAGGTTTAATGCCTCAAGTTCATCCCATTCCGAATCCGTAATGAGTAGGTCTTTTTGACCCGTAGTAGCAACGAGTTGTTCCTTGCTTATTAGTCCGGACTTTAGGGCTGCTTTTAATTTACCCTTGATTTGAAGATCCGAGAATTTTCTGGTTCCATCTGGGTTTTTCTCGTTCATTAGTCCTTCGATAAAGTCTGTAATATCGCAGCCCTTGCTCATTATGGATTGTCCTTTCTATAACAGGTTCTATTTCTTAGATCGTTTATTTCTTCTTCAGTTAAATTCTCATCAGCAGTAGTATCTTCTTTTCCACTTAAAAGATCATTAACTAATTTACTTATGTCTGTTTCTTGGGTTATTGATTCAATAGGTTTTGTTTCTTTAGGAGAACTGGTCATTGTAATATCTCCTTTAATCCTACTAACAACGTATTCTCGTTCTAACATTAAATCTAAATCAAGAGCTTTAATTCTTAATTCACCTTTAGAATCTTTATATGTGCTAAGAACCCTAACTGTACGTTTTTGATTTGCCCTTGATCCCGAAGAATATACAAATTCAAGTTCAGTACCTTCTGCAAGGGAATCTATATCTTTAAGTGTAAGTAATGTACGGTCTGTTGGAGTAGCATCAAGATCTTCTTTTGTAATTTTTCCAGGTACAACACCATCTAAAGGTAGATTACCTATACCAATAGACTTTGTTTCACCATCCTTTAAAGAACTTTTTTCTTCTTCGACAACACTTTGGATTAGTTTTTCGTCATCCTTGGAAAATGAAGTATTGAATACAGTCATAACTTCATCTGAAGATTTAGCACCAAGTTTTACAACAAAGTTTTGAATCTTAGTGTCAATTTCTGTAGCAATTTCTTCAATGTCTTGTTCTGTCATATCAGAAGCGGAAAGGTCTTTACCATCTTTGTTTTTGGTATTTCCAAGTTTTTTTTGCTTGGATATCCAGGTTGATTCTATAAGCTTTGTTTTTAAAGCTTCGTTGTTTCCTGCTTCGTGCATTCCCGTTAGGAACAATAGACCTTCGATATCATCTCCAGTAAGGTTTGACTTACCTGTTACAGAATCTGTGGTTTGTGATAAAGCAATATCAATTCTCCGAAGCAACTCTACTCGACTTGCAAAATTTTTTTCTGGGTTTTGTCGAGACATAACTCCAATTACATCAGATAGGATAGGATCTTTACTTACATCCGATTCTAGAATATTTCCTAAGTTAGTAGAATTTTCTATTCTAGTCACCAAAGCAGTTAATCTTAGTTCTGTTTCAATGGAGTTTTGATAATCATCGAAGTCTACGTTATCAGGAATACCCATTATCATGGATGTTGCCATTCTAATATTAGACTTTTGTTTTGTAGACAGGTTGGGAGTAACTGAAGATACAAGATTTGCTTTGGCTTGTCCAATTTTCTTTGTTATAAAAAGACCAGCTTTGGTGGTAGACAGGCTTTCTGCTGATCGCCCAGCAAATCGAATTGGTCCTCCAAGAGCAAGTCCACCAATACCTTCTTCCAACATGTTATAAGCCAGATCAGACATACTAAATCTAGTTGCAAAATCATTTTCCATCGCTTCAATTTGAGATACTGTACTTTCAACAGCACCCTGTGCTGCTTCACCTATGAATTGCTTTACTCCATAAGTTAGCACTTTTTTTGTTCTACTTGCGTCTTTTGCAGTAGTAAACAGCTTTTTAGTAATACCAGTAGAATCAAAGATTGTATCGGTTATATTGCTTGGAAGAAACTTCTTTGTTTTCCAAATAGCCTTGTTAACTTGTGCTGCTTTTGCTGATAGTTTTGCGATTGTTTGGAATTTATCATATGTTTTAAAAACCCGGCGACCAATTGTTATTGGTTTTAGTAGTGTAGAAACTCCTCCAGCTATTGCAGATGGTACTCCAACTACTCCACCTACAACAGTTCCGCTTATGGCTAATCCACCACCAATGGCTATTAACTCAGAAAAATTATCATTACTGTTAAATGAATCTCGGATTAGTGGCCAAGCCATTGTTCCTACAAAGTTTTTAAATCCACCAGTGCTTTTTTCGTATTGAACCATAAAAGAAGTAAAAGCAAACTGATCAATTGCATCTGCAATAAAGAATTTAAACTGCAGTGGATTTTTTCCTAACTCTTCTAGTCTACTTTCGTCTATCTGCATTTCGTTAAATAGTAGATTGGCGAGTCTAGGATCTGTAGTCTTGATTTCTTCGATTGCTTGCTTAGCACTCCATTTTACTGTTTTGCCAGTCTTTGGATCCGTAAATTCAGGAACAGGAGCATCTTCAAGAACATCAAGAATTGTTCTTCCAAAGTAAGCACTTAAAGGAACAGACCCCTTAAGGTTAAATGCTGTAGGTGTAGACTGAATCCACGCATCTAGTTCTTTCTGGACTGTTTCATCCTCTTTGAACATTTGAGCTAACCAAGGATTCTTTGATACTACATTTTGCCACAGTTCTCCTTGTATACCGCCTCTAGCCCGTATAGCGGCAAAGTGGTTACTCTGGGCATTTCTTCCCAGTAACTCGGTAAACTGGGGAGCAGAGGCTTCCTTATTAAGAAGAAAACCCCAGGTTGATCCACCGGAAAACGTGAACTCATCCACAGCTTGAGAACCCATTGTTTTAATCAAATCATTTGGCCTAAAGAATGAATACCCTTCAGGAGCCACGGTAATACTAAGTAATGGGGTGTCTGATCTATCAATTCTCCAGCTATCTATAACAGCATCTATATTATTTGGTTTAGCTCCACTGCTACTTCTAATCCAATCTTCTTGTAATCTATAGTATTCACCCAATGATTCGTTGTAGTTATGTTCAATTGAACTACGCTGAATAAAGGATTCTCCCTCTTGAGTATTACTAATAAACTCAAAAAACCGAGAGTTACTTTCCTCTCTTTCCTCTTCTGTCATTCCTAGGTTAGGAATATAAGAAGGTGCTTGTTTTGTTTTTGTAGAATCGGATTCAAAAAGTCGGGGAAAGACTGAATTATAATCAAATAGTTGAGACATAGTATAATCCTTTAGATAGGACTTCCCCAAAAAGTATGTGGACTTAAGCCGCGTGGAGGAGGGTTGAATTTAGTAAAGTTAAAGTCATTTTTTAGTTTTCTTTCCCTTTCAAAAGGATTAAAGAAATAACTATCTGTTATGATAACAAAAGGTCGTCCCTGCATATCCACATTTGAAAAAGACCAAGTTGGTAATCCAGATTCTCTACTTAAAGTATTAACTGGATTTTGAACTAAGGTACTTGTGCCTCTTTCTCTACTTCGAAATCTACTAAATTCCCGTTCATTGAGCAATAGAGTGGATCCTCCACTTGCTTTGTGGATATTGTGGAAAGTCTCTAGCCAGCCATGTAATGATTGGGTTTTACTAAAGTCTGAAGATCCTGTATCCAACATTTTTTTAAGTGTCTGTTTTGCTATGTTTCGTTGGACAGTGTTGTTGGTTGGAGCCGTATAACTGTCTGGAAGGAATATATCCTCAACCTTATATATCCCATGTTGTTCAGCCCATGGTCGTACTAAATCAAATAGTGTTCTAGTATCCTTAACTGGTGGTGAGTCTAGTACATAGGAACCAACCCTCCACATGGTTCCATTTCTTGTTGAACCATCTTTTAATTGTTCTGGGGGATAAGTTCGTTCCAGTTGAGTAGTTGTTTGACTGTAGTTCCCGGCAAATACATTCTTCTCCGCAAGGAAAAATGGAGCTGTATTGGTGTAACTATTGGAATCGGAATCACCTTGTATGCTTTGAATACTAGTAATCATCATTTCCGTTTGTTCTTCACCATTAACTTCAACTCTTTTAAAACCATCCACAGCCCTAAAGCCATTGACAGGACTTATTCCAATTTTATCTTTCCTCTGTGCGTTTGAAACTACAGGATAGTTGTCTACATCCAGCGATGTTTCTAGTAACTCAAAGAAAAAATTTAACTTTTCTTCTGGTTTTATGTTTAATTTGGGATTATTGATTCCATTGGATGGATTAAAAATTACCCCTAATGTCATTATTAGTTTATTTGGATCCCTCTCATATACATCCTGAAGAATAATAGCACCATTTTTAATAACCTCAGCATCACTTAAGGTCATAGCAATGAATGGATCAATAGTTTCAATAAGCCTCTTTCTCATTACATCTGCTAGTGTTTTTGTATTTACATCACCTAATCCAGCTTTTGCTAAAGCAACTACTAATAGTTCGGGTTTCCAATTTACATCGGTTGGTTTAGCACCAGCTACTAAGAATCCAGTTGCTGTCTGTCTAGGTTGAAATCCAAAAGCTGAAGCTACTTCTAAAGGGGTTTTATCTGAAAGCACCAGTTGTTGGCCTTGCATTGTTTCACCTACTGCAGGGAGGTTTCGTGTCCGTAGATGATTTTCTGCCAAACCGCCAATAAGAATTTTAAGTTGATTTATTTCTTCTGTTCGTTTTGGATCATTTAAGGCTCTTAACATATCTTCTGGATTTGTTTCTTCTGCCCAGTTTCCAGCTAATATAGCTCTCGTTGATAAAGCATCTGCTCCTTTGAAGATTGCAACATTACCAGAATCAGATGCTCTTTTGTATTCTCTAGCTAATAAAGCAAGTGCTGTTAAATCGTATTTAGCCTGCTCTGATCCCCAGTAATCTATATTGGAATTTTGCGAACCTTCGCCTATCCTATCTAAAACGGTTTCAAACTGTACTTTTAACCATCCTTGTGATTCTGCGGTAGCATCTGGCTCGACGGATCTCTTGGCAAGGTAGGATATAGCTATAAAGTTTGTCCTAGCAGCATCACTCCAACTACCATCAGAATTAACAATATTTGTTGGGCGTGATTCAAAGTTTGCTTTTCTTTTGCCACTTACTATGTCATTTGCTGCATCAGCAGATTTTCTTAATAGTGGTTCAACAGGTTCTTTTTTACCAGAAGGGTTTGGAATAGTCATTCCAACATCCGTTAGAGCAGCCCGTGTTTGTTGTCCCATACGAAAAAAATCCGGTAACTGTGGATTAGCGTTTTCCATGTCTCTTAGGGTTTGTAAATTTTCTTGGTTTTTTGGATTACTTATAGCAAGATCTCTACGATATATATATTCATCCATTAGTGCATTAAACGGTTGGTTGCTGTCTGTAGTATACTGAGTTCCGTTTACTATACTAATATCATATGTTGGTTTTCCTTCCTTATTTTGTGGAGAAAAACTTGCAGATGAATTAATGTTTGAAGGATTTAGCTCATAGTTTTTTCTATCAGAGTCTTTTCCACTTTGGATTCTATTCTGTTGCTGGGTAACTTGCCCAGTTAGTTCTAAATAAACATTCTGCAGTGTTGCCATTGAATCGAAATTATCAGAATCAAATCCACGTTCTCCTAGGATTTTTTTCTCATCGCTAGTAAGATTATCATGCCACTCTGTTACACTACCATAGTTGGAAAGTTCTTTTATTCTTTCTTTTGAAATTCCGGTATACTTTTCTATATCCCCTAGAATTTCTTCCTTTTGTTTATCAAGGGTTGTTAGATCGCTAATGACACTAAAATTTTTTATTCTTGTTCCAAAATTTTGAACCCTATTGCTAAAGTCTCTCTTAAAATCTTCTTGCACTACTTTACTCTTTAATAGAGATACTTTTGCAACATCCAAAAAATTTCCACCTATTGCTGAATTAATTTTTTCTACAGCCTGTGGATTTTTTTTAGCCCAATCTTCAAGTAATCCGTAAACATCCATGGCTTTTTCATGTGCTGTTTTATCGCCCCATCCAGGAAATCTAGATTCTAAATAGGTTGATTGACGTTCGTTTGTTAGTTCACTATACAGTGTCTCTACAGCTTTAGTAACTGTACTTTGTTTTTTATCCAATGGAGCACTTACAAACTGAAGATGAACCCAAGACGAAATGTATTCAGGTAAAGCTTCAAGTTTGTTTGTAGCGGTAGTAAAAGATGTTTCTCCAATTATCAGTTGGTTTAGTCTTGTCTTTTCAACCTCAGCTCGTTGCATGTCTACCGCTCTAGAGAAAATTTGTTCTGCTTTTTTAGCAGCAATTTCTGGAAGAGATTTAGCTAAGGCTAAGTAAACGTCTTTTGGGGTATCAGATGAAAGGCCATCTATCAAGTCCTTTTGCATCCTATCCAACATAAACTTGTTAAACGTTTCCAGATTTGGAGCCATTCGTGCTTGGTTACTTAACTCCTGAAAAACCTTAAACTCTTCGTTTAATTCTGGGTTTCCGGAAATTATTTCAGCTAGTTGTTCCTGGGTTGGAACTCGATATGCAGATTCAACCGATACACCAAGATTAGTCAGTGCAGCATCTACCTGGAACTTAATAAGGTTGGATTTATTCTCAAATGTTTTGATTCTAAACCAATCATTGTTCTGAGCAGTAGGGTGTCGGGTAAGGTATTCATTGTGAAATACCTCCATAAGTTCTGGACTAGCTCCTCGGTCTAGGTTTTCCTTCCTATTTAAGAATTCAACAAATTCTTTTCTATATCTCTTTTCTTCAAAAGCATCTCGACCTTCGTCAGAAAGCCATTTCTTAGAAGCCTGCAACGAAAATCTTTCCTGCCAAGATGTACCTAACACAGGAGTTCTTATTGTCTCAAGCACGGAATCTAACTGGGAAAACTTTTCTTCGGGAGAAAGATTAGACTGGTCAATCTTATCGAATTCAATTTCGGCTTTGGATATCTTTTCCTTTTCAATCTGTGAACTTATATCGGAAAATATGTTTATTCCCTTTTGAACTCCACCAGCAATTTCAGCTAAGGCCCCGTATAGAGCTGCTTCTCCTGATGGTCCGACATTCTTAGCAACCTCCCCAAGTTGAACTCCTCCACCAATAAACTGCGCTTGATTGTAGTCTGGTTGAGAAGCCACGGGATTAATGTCTGGTTGAACTGGATTAATCGTTAAGAAATTTCTTGAATCTACTCTAGACATTATTATCTACCTCCAATTGAACCACCAGATGTTCTATTTGTATATGCATTGTTAGATGAATTAAATCCTAAAGTTGATGGGTTGTCTGGTCCGGAAATTGCCGCTGCTCCAAAAGCTCCACCAATCTGAACAATACCGGAAATTAAACCACCTGTTTCCGCAGCACTAGCATCACCTAAGATTGGTGCTTCATTATACAGTTGAATGTTAGGCATAAAGATGTTTGCCGACTGTTGCGACAGCATTCCCTTTGTTTGTTTATCAATATTACTTGCCTGAGTAAGTCTATTTTTTTCCAGCATTACAGCATTTTTTACTCCATCAATTGCCTGTACCGCAGCCAAAGATCCATACATTCCACTAGCAGAAGAAATACCCCTTGCTAAAAAGGAATTAAGTAGGGAATTTTGCTGAGATGCCAGTTGCTTGCTTAACTGATTTTTCTGATAAGAAGACGAAAAGTTAAGTGCTTCCTTAGCATCAGCTTGGAATTCATAAGCTGCATCTGCTATTGCTGCGTTTCTTTTTAACTGTTGTTCATATTGATAGGCTGTTTGAAACTGCTGTCTAGCATTGTTCATTGTGATCTGACTATTGCCTTGGATCCAGTTTCTTACGGCTTGTTCATTTTGTTGTCTGATTGCAGCACCTTGGGCTCGTCCTTGGAATATAGACCCAAGTCCTCCTGCTACAGCAGAGCCAATTGCCAGCATTGTCATAGGTTCCATGTGTTACTCCTTACCAGCCCCATTGGCTTTTACGGTTTTTAGGTTTTTGATTGGTAGCCACTACCCGAGTAGCTCCGCTATTGGGAACATAATCGCTTGCTCTGAAGTTATTAGCCCAGTCCTTAATTCTTTTCTCCCACTCCTTCTTCTTATGTTCTTCAGAAGCCTTGGCTGTATCGACAGCCATGTGAGATTTATAGAACTCAACGGCAGCAGACAACACATCCACCCGGTCATCATGCTTAAGGGCTCCACGACCCTTATGTAATCTTGTTATTTGAATTTGATTTTCTTGGTTTTTGATAGCTTTTCTAGCCACCACCAACCTGTGCATAGACATTACAGGCTCTAGGGTAGATACAATACGAAGTTCTTTTTGTCCTGTAACTCTATACTCTTCTACCCCAATCTGATGGGGACAGTTATTCATTAGGAAAGGAATAAGAACCTTTGTAAATAATCCATCACCAAAATTAGACTCTACCCTAACTAATGGTATTTGATATTCGTTTACTAACTTTGCTATCTTAGAAAGGGTTGCATCATCGTAACCACCTTGGATACCCAAGAGTTCATGAATAAAAATAGTACCACTTAAAACAGAAGCTACGCATAGACCCGTCTCATCCGTACCTCGACCACTTGGGTCGATGCAAAGATGGATGTGTTGATACTTAGTATAGTTATTGCTTACGAACATCGGTTCTGTAACCATGTCTCCAGAGATTCCGAAGTTTGGCATTTCTTTCATTGGGTTTTGCCCTTGCCATACTATCTTATCAGGCCCTATCTCTGGATCCAAGTCCATAACAATAAGGTCTCGTAACTTTAGTGGATACCTATCGGCATCTGCTAAAGAGGTTATTAACTTGTATTGGAGAGCGTAATGACTAGGGCCGATTTTAGCCCGTCTGGCGGCTAGGAGTTCGCGGTCGAATCTCTCTGGCTGGGTAGCGTCCCCTGGCTCCAGATCCAATCCTAGGACCCAGGGAGCCACGTCTTCCGTCTCTGCGGGAATAGTTGGATCTGGAACTTCTGCCGGGTACTTAATCATAGGATACAAATCCTTCAGGATGTTGTATACAGAGTCTTGATAATGAGGAGTACCCAGGAAGATAACCCTTGAGTCTTTGTTTCTAATCGACTCTAGTTCTGCCAACTTCTTAAGCAATGTTTCTTTACCAACTGGAGTTTCGTTCTTACCCGCAATCTCTATGTCATCCAATACCACGCGATCTGCGTGTAAACCAGTGATCTGACCTGTAATGCCTCTGGCGGCACAGTTCAAATCTTGTGTAAACTTGGTTCTAACCGCTAGGTTAAAACCAAGTGCATTATCCTTATCCTCATCCCGTGGAATCATGAACTGACAGTATGGCACGACAGATAGGATTTTCCTAGCCTGTGACACAAAGTCAATTGC